AATCACCTGATGCGCGCCTTGTCCCCGAGATTGAAGTTGAGCCTGATGACCATCGGCACTTCTTTTCGGCTGACAAAGAGTTGGCAGCGCAAGGGTACCTCGCTTGCGGCGCCGTCGATGGTTGGAGAGACGGTTGCTGGCTGAAACTGGACACGAAGGGTGTCCTCGATCCAACCTTTCTGGCTACCCGTATGACCACTTCGTCCTTTGGCTATTACAACTTCGGGTCAACGCCAGATATGATTGCCCCCGTGTGGTCCGGGGCATTGGCCAACATCAAGGCCGCGTTGGGGAAAAGGCATGCCAGGCCTATAAAGCATCAGTACACCCAGGAATTCCGCGAATTCGTGGACAAGTACCACGCCACTCTTCGCCCCCACCTTGCAGCTGCCGCGAAAGTATCACGCGGGGAGGTGGAAGAGGCATCGGTGGTTATGGTGAATGTTCGCACTGGCGAAGAAGAGAAGGTGCTTTACAACGCGACCAACGTGCATGTTGAATCCTTCGGGCAATGGGTGAAAAGGTTCAACACTGCAAAACTGGCGGGGTACGTCCGCCAAAACAACGACTTCCTGACGAAACAACGCGAACTCGGCGAGGCAGCCGTGTTTGTGAAGTTCGAGCAATCGGCAGGAAAAGAGGATGCTGCAAAGCCTCGAGGCATCCAATCCACATCGTGGCCCATCTACGCTCGTTATTTGATGGCCACCGCCCAGCATGCAGTCGAAGCCGTTCTCGATGGGGAACGTGCCTACGAAACTGCGGGCCTAAAATGGACATGCCGCTATAGTTGCGGTATGACCTCCGAGCAACTCGGAGAGTGGGTCGCGAGACCCGACTCTCAAGAGAAGGACGTCGTCGAAGCCGACATAAAGGCTTTCGACGGCTCCTTCTTTGAGTTGCCGAACATGTCGGAAAGCCGCTTCGTGCAATATATGTTGCCCGAACGCATACCTGTTTACTACGCAGAAATGCGTGGTAAGCAAGTAAAGCTGACCGCCTTGGGAGGAACCATGGACCTGCACACCTGCTTTGACTTGGCGTCACAGGAGACAAAAGGCCGGATAGTCTTCAACTATCGCGGCAGACAAGTGCGCGTGGGTACTTTCAGGATCACTGGACAGAGAAGGTCCGGTGACCCCCAGACGAGTTGGGGAAACTCGCTCTGGAATACCTGCTTGCATCTGTTTGCTAGCTATAAAGTCCTCAAGAAGCTCAAGAAACCAATGTGGACGGACTTGATAGTTCTTGGAGACGATTCGCTGGCGCGCTTCCTGGGGGGTGGGGATCAAAAGCTGATCACCAAAATCTATGAACAAGCGATCATTGAGGCCGGACACGAGCCGGCAGTTGTTCATAGTCATATCCGCTGGGATATGTGTTCTTTTTGTTCGAGGTACATCTTCTGGAAACCAGCTCAATCTCCAGAGGAGTTGGCGAAGGCCAATCGGTGGGCATGGCCCGGTGTTCCCACCATGTTGAGCGCTCCCATGAGAATGTTGTCTCGGGGGATGATGGTCAAGTTGCGCCTCCCGGCAGGTTGGTCGGGAGTTCAGGGGGGAATTGCGTATGCCGCTGCTGTTTTGGAAGCGAAGAAACAGCTGTGGCTCGACGGGGGTTCTGAAGTGCCGTTGGTTCGAGAAGCACTTCAGCGCGGGTTACCCGAGAGTCTTGTTACTCCAAAAACCCATTGTTATGCGTGGAACCTCGACATGCTTGCACGTCGGCTCATGTTACCGCACCGCCAGATCGAAGATGTCGCTAAGACCCTCACGGTCTACCGCGACTACGCGTGTGCGAACTTTGCCGTTAACGTGATCAAGATGTACCATCCAGATTACTATCAAACTGCGGTGTTGATGGAAACTGGCGAGGTGGGCCACAATTGGAACCAACCGCATGCCCAGGTTAACGCGGGGGGAAAACCTGGGCCGCTTTTCGACACCAAACAAGCATTGTCCCGGCTTTCAACCGGTGTCAAAGTGTCGATGGCACTCGTGGCAGCCAC